TACAACTACTAAAGTAGTGGATGTTAAGATTGTTTCTAGAGTAGATAGTGCTGGTACAGAAACAAAAATAGATTATGCAGAAGGAACTGATTATGCATCCTTCCAAGCTGCTGATAACGTATATGTTATTGATAACAGTGGAACTAAAGTTGGTAGTGTAGCAGCAGCAAATACAGTAGTTGACTGGTATGATCAACAGACTCTTGGATTAACAAACTCAACAGTTTATTGGAAGTCAATTGCAGGTAAGCCAAAGACAAACAAATATTCATTAGATAGAAACGGTAAGAATGACGGAATTCACGTTGTAGTTGTTGATGATTTAGGAGATGTTACAGGCATCCAAGGTCAAATCCTTGAGAAGCATACAAATCTTTCTAAAGCAGGAGACGCTGTTTCTGATGTTAATTCACCACAGAAGATCTGGTATGAGCAATTCCTAGCAGATTATTCTGACAACATATATGCAGGAGGTAATCCATCTGCTGCAAATGATACTTATTGGAATACTGTTCCATTAGCAACTGGATTCTCTTCAGGTTATACGAAGAATACAACGGCACAAGGTCTATGGGGACAAAATGCACAAGGAATAACCTTTAGTGCAATCGGTAAGCAAACTTATACTTTATCTGGTGGTGCTGACTATGCTGCTAGTGGTGGAATGGGTGCTGCATTAGCAGACTTGATTACTTCATACGGTAAGTTCTCTAATAAAGACGAAGTAGAAGTAGATTATATCATTGGTGGTCCAGGTTGTTCTACAAAGGCAGAATCACAAGCAAAAGCAAACTATGTGATCTCACTAGCAAATGCTAGAAAGGATTGTGTTGCAACAATCAGTCCACATAGGACAGATGTTGTTGGTGTAACAAATGATGATACACAGACAACAAATGTTATTGATTTCTTTAGCACACTATCATCCTCATCTTATGCAATATTTGATAGTGGTTATAAGTACATGTATGATAGGTTCAACAATAAGTTCCGTTATGTTCCTGTTAACGGAGACATTGCTGGATTGATGACCCGCACAAATATTGTTGCATATCCTTGGTTCTCACCTGCTGGTCAGCAGCGTGGTATCATTAATAACGCAATTAAACTTGCATATAATCCAGATAAGGCACAAAGAGACAAGCTTTATCCTGCAAGAATTAATTCAGTTATTACACAACCAGGAATTGGAACACT